AAGAATAGGAGAATTGTAGCTTATGAAGTGTGGAATGGTAAGGAATGGAAGCGTACTAATAAGGAGAATGTTATTCACAGCCAACACAACCGTGTTGGCGACCAAATACATGGAACATCACAAATTGACGCTTGTAAATTCGTCATTGATACTCATGGAGAATTATTGGAAGATTCCAGAAAACTAAGCCATAGGGATATGGCTTTGGGTATAGCGTATTATAAGACTGATAATACAGGTAAAATAACGTATGCTAATTCACAAATAGAAAAAGCTGTTAAGAATGGTGAAATGGTAGGTTTACCAGAAGATACTGTTAAAATAGAAGGTTTCCCATCTAAACCACCAACTAATAAGCTTGAACTACTACAATACTGCGAAAACTTTATCTACCAAACTTTTGGCGTTCCACGTTCTATAGCCACTAGTGATGGGACAAGTGAAGTTGGTGGTAAGATGGGACACGTAATATTTGAGCCTACTTATACTAGGAAACAGAATGATTTAGAAAAAGATTTTGAAGTACAAGCAGGATTATATTTTAAGCTTAGAAAACCCCCAAGTCTTGGTGGTTTAGTAGCAGAGTCAGAACAGAAGAACTCAGGACAAATAAATATTCAGCCTAATGATGTAACGGCTGATTTACAAAGGGAATGATGAAGGATTATCGCATGGAAATAGTAGAAGCAACAATACAAGAGATGAGAGGGGAATTTCAACAGTTAAAAAAAGAGTTTAAAGTATTCCGTAATATAGCATTTTATATTGCTGGTATACTAAGCCTTAATGCAGCAGAACTAGTAAGGGGGTTATTATAATGCCTAGTGATAATGGGAGTACTTTAACGAGTGAAGATTTAGGTATAGGGAGTATCAGTCCTGAACTAAAAGAGTCTATAAGGACTGATAAGGATATTGAAGCTCGGAAAGCTCAATGTATAGCTTCTGGTGATAGGTGGGATAGTAAGACTAATACTTGTATTCTTACTGGACCAAAAGCTACGGGTGCTGATACTGGTGCTTTGAGGCCTTCTCGTACTAATGAACAAATAGAAATTGATAGGAATAAGGCAGAAGCAGAAGGGAGAGACTTTTCTAAAGCAGACTTAAGCCCTTCAAATAAACCTTTAGTACCTGAAACTTTTAGGGATAAAGAAGGTAACATTACAGGTGTAACGACTACTGGTGGTAATACTTATTTTGGTAGTAGGGGTGATATACAACAAATAGCTGATAGGGCAAACTTTGTAAGTTCTCAACCAGCAGGTACTTTACCTACTGGTTCTTCTGCTTCATTCATACAAAGCCAACAAGAAGCACAAGCATTACAAGGACAAATAGGGCAATTCCAACAGTTTGGATTAGGGAACGATTCTTTATTCGATTATTCTCAAGGCGTAACTCAAGGTTTAGTCAATGCTGTTCCTAGAGCTTTAACAGGGCTTGGAAGTTTACAATTATTAAAAGGGGCAGTTATAGGCGGTGGTACTTTAGTAACAGGTACGGCAGCAACAGCAGGAGCTACAGGTGCTGCTCGTTTACTAGCAGGGTTAAACCCTTACGTTGCAGGAGCAGCACTAGCAGGTACTATAGCTAGTTCTGTAGTCTCTGAGATGAAAGGGCAACGAAGGGACACTATTAACAGTCAAAAAAGGGTTTTAGATGAGGGAAAACAACACCTTAACGATTTAGCAACTCTAGCAGCGACAGACCCTTCAAGAAGGGCTTATTATGTTTCTCAGTATAACCTGCAATTAGCACAGATAGACCAAGCGTACAGGCAGATGAGGTTTGATGTGCAAAGAGATACGTTAAAGTTTGAGAAGGCAATACCTGACTTAGCAGAGTTCGAGGCGTTTTATTCTGTAGGTGGAGAAAGGGATATTTTAGACCAGAAATTACGGTATTCATTACAACAACAAACAGACCCTACAGCTGATATGTTAGAGTTAGCATATAGAAAAAAATATTTACAATAGAAACATTTAAATAGTTACTTACTTACTAGATTTGTATGGAAGAAGAACAAACCAAAGAACAACCTCAAGAAGTTAAGCCTTTATCAATAGTAGAAGAAGCTGCTCGTATAAGAGATGAGATAAAGGCCGAGAGGGAAAAGCTCGAGGCTGAAAGGACTAAAATGGAAGAATTGCGTTCAGAACAAATACTTAGCGGTACTGGTGGAGAAGTAAAACAGGAAGTACCAAAAGAAGAGACTGCTAAGGAGTATGCTGCTAGAGTGATGAGTGGGGTTATGAATAATGGAGAATGAAGATTTGAATGTTAAGATAGGTTCAAAAGAAGAATCAGAATGGTCACAAATAGAGAAAGCTGCTCGTGAAGATATAGAGAGGGCAAAAAGAAGCATTATAATCAATGAAGCAATAGTGGAAGTTGCTCTTGAGAAGCAGAGAGAGTTCGCAAAGTAGTATTTATTCGTTTAACCGAATAACTCGAAAAGTTTAAATACTAGTTGTAACTCTAGTTTTGTATGGCACTAGAAACAGAAATTGTTTTTGAAACATCTGTACCTGTACCTTTTACTTGTGCTGATGGCACTGGTATTGCTAAAGGTGCTTTACTCACTCTTTCAGACCCGTTTACTGTAGCTACAACGACTGGGGACACAGACCCAATAATAGGTATAGCAGCAGAAGAGAAGATAGCAAGCGATGGAGTGACGAAAATTCCCGTTTATATGAGTGGAATATTCAAAGGTTACGCAGGTGCAGCAGGAGTAACAGTTGGTCAAGCAATTATCTCAGACACCGCTACAGGTGCAGCAAACGAACTAGTTAATGCAGACATAAACTCTGAACACATAGTTGGTAGAGCTTTGGAGACTGCTACTGATACACAATCATTCTTATTCCAACTAAATCCTTTCTCAGTTAATCTAGCATAATGGCAGATAGAGCTGGTGAACAGGATATTAGAGGAATTGATATACAAAAGTTTGTTACAGGCTTCGCTGATGAAGATAGTGTTTTGAAGTCTTACTGCCGTCAAGCTCCAACTTCTGCTCGTGAACTTCGTTGGTTTAAGAAAACTGCTGGTTATATTTCTCCCCCTACAACTACTGCTATTACGAGCAACTTAGCAAGTAATACTGCTCAAAGAGCTTTGGCACCTGTTGCAGCACAAACTTATACTCGTAATACTTCTTATGTTAGAAAGTATTATATGAAGTCTGAGATTATCTCTTTGGAAGATGAGAAAGATTCTGATGTTGATGTACTTATGACTATGGTTCGTGATGTTATCCGTGGTGTTGCTAACCAAGTTGATACTAGAATTTATAATGTCCTTTCTGAGTCTTTGAGCCCTTCTACTATTAACACAGCAGCGGCTACAGGTACTGGCTGGGACGATGGTACTAATGGTAACCCTATACTTGATATTCTTACAGGTCTGAAGAATATCCGTTCTAACTCTTACGCTGTTGATGGTTCTAATAGGCCTGTACTGTACATTCACCCTGTAGAACACACTAACTTGATGAACTACCTCATAACTACTAAAGGTTCTAGTATTCCTAATTTCTCAAGTGAACAGGTTAAGAAGTCTGTAGTGATGGAAATTCTTGGTTGTGACGTTATTGTTTCTACTAATGCTACTACTGATTATGCTTTACTCTTTATGAAGGGTGTTAGTGCTGCTTGGAAACAGTTCGTACCTTTAACTTCTGAGGTTGAGCGTGTTATAGGTGTTGGTAAGATTGTTCATGTATGGGAAGAAGGAGAGGCACTCCTTGAAAACCCTAAATCAGTTCACCTTATCACAGACACGGTAACTTAAAAATGGCTTTTGCAACTGCTAAAAGATTGTATGATTTCTATAATGAGACTAAACAAACCGAGAGGGCTATGGAGCTTCTTGCTAAATACCCTCAGCTTTCTAATGAGGAAAGTATTGAGACTGTCCCAGAAGCCTCACAAGAAGAGAAAAAAGAAAAGACTAAAAAGTCTAAGTGATTAGTATTTTTATGACTGTGAGCGAGACTGGGCATTATAAGAGCAGGGTTCTTAAGAAGAATTATCCTTCTACTGAGGGTTTAGAGGCGGGTACTACTAAGCGTACTAATGATTCTGGAAGGTTAGAGCCTGATGAATCGTTTGTTAAAGACTTTGAACCTAGGGGGTCTTAATGGTTTCTAAGACTGATAAGATAATAAAACAGTTTAAGAGTAAGCCTGAGGTTAGGACTCCTATAGGTACTGATATTTATCTCCCTAACCATTCAGGGGTTGGGGATATGGTTGCTAATTCTAATGAGAAGTTTAAGAAGATTAACTTTACTGATTCTGTTGCTAGTATAACTGCTAACCCTAATAAGATTAATCTTTGGGCTAACCTTGTAGGTTTTGGGGTGTCAACTAATGGACTTGATTATACTACTTTTACTGGTTTTGGACACAGCTTTTATGCTGGTACTTCTCTGTTGGCTAAGTTTACTTCTGGCGGTCTTAATATGAATAGTCATAAGGTCACGAGTGTTACAGACCCTACAGGAGCACAAGACGCAGCAACTAAGTCTTATGTTGATGGGTTATCTTGGTTAAATGTTGCCACAGTTTCACAAGGTTTCAAAACTTTTAGTAGTAATGTTAGTTCTGGGAATATTACCTTAGAGATTACTGATGATAAAAGCCATTCTAAACCTACGAGGGCTTTAAACACTACCTACCAGAATACGAATGATTATTCTATTCGTGTCTTTGGTTATATAGAGTGTGGTGCTACTGATGATAGTGTAGCGGGTAATAATTACGCTTATTTTGAGGGTAAAACTGACAGTTCAAGCCCCCCTACTACTAAGGTTGATGGTGGTGGTATTGCCTTCGGGGCTTTCACCGTTGTTGCAAATAGTGCTTTTTCTTTGTATTGTCATTTTGATTTTATAGTCACTCCTAATCATTATTACAGGATTGATT